TATCGTCTTGTATTACATGCTTATCAGGGTATTCATTCAGTCCCTGATTATAAATCGTATTATAATATGGAATTAATAAAGGAACATTAGCAATTTGGTCTAATCTACCTTTCTCTTGGTCTACATCAATTAGACCATCCATACTTAAATCTGCCCTAAGACTTTCTTCAAGTTCATCATCTTCTTCAATAACAATTTCTTCAACTTCTACTACTACTGCTTTTTTAGATTCCTGTATTGCTAACCATTCTTCATAGTATTCATTGTCAGGATCAAGAGTATCTAACGTAGACAAATATTTATATAAATCAGTTATAAAATTAGGACATAGTGGGTTTAAGAACGAATTTGTGCATATAATGTCAGGCTCTGTAATGTCCATTCGGTAGTTGTAAATCATAGAAGGATCAGAGATAGTTCCGTTACCTTCTACTTCCATACTACCATCACCCCATTGTTCTGATGGGATAGGATTGAACCTAAAATATTTTTGAATTGAGTTTCCCGGCACTCCTGTCCAGTCATCTACCTCTTCAAAGATATACCCACCATTAACAGGGTCTGCATTGCGCACATAGACTTTAGCGGCGTCTTCAGGGTTCTTTGACATAACATAATAGTATGTCAACCCATTGACTTGTAAAGAAACATTAGGAGCAGAACTATCAGGCAGCACGCCAGTCATAGACCAATTTAGTCCATTGACTGCTGCATTGTTAGTTACTCCATATATACTATCCGCCCAAGAGTATTGCGAGAATACCGACAACGATAGCACCACCGATAAGAGTGGTCCGTGTATCCGAGTCAACATTAAAACCTCTATTGCTTTGTGCATCTGGTCTGACATACTGATTTGCAGGATCGTTCCAAGCATCTTTAGCTTGGTCACCAATCAATCCATCAATAGGACAGGGAGTTCCTGCATCCATCATAGCCTGAAATACTCTAGGGTCTTGGCACATAACAGATACCGCAGCGACCTTCATTCCCATATTATACAACTGTGTAGCGTTCTTAAGTTTCTCACAGTTCATGTCTCTTACTGTAGAACCAGCAGAGATACCGAGAATCTGTGTTTGAACTGCACCTGACACTCCAATAGTGCAAATGTCAGAGTTTGTTGTATTAATGGTAGGTGCAATAGCAGAGGGGGGAGCAGAGATTACTGTGTTAGTAGAGTCACTTGTACTGGTAACTGTGCTGGTAGTGGTATTCTCTGTAACGATTGGATCATTAGTTGAAGTTGTTTCTTCTGCATAAGCTGCTGTAGTCACGAACAACATAATGAAAGCAGCAAACAATTTTTTCATCATAGTGTTTGCCTTGGGTTGGTGTTTGTTTTATATTTATACATTTAGTGATTGACAAACAGAATCCAATGATATATAATACCCTTCTAAATGTAAAAGGAGTAACCATACATGGCCGTTCAAGTCAAGCAAGGCAATTCAAAAGCACACACTCGCACTTCTATTGGCAAGTCAAATAACTCACGACCCAAGAACAAGTCTAAGCGTCGTCAATGGAAAGCATATAACAAGCAAGGAAAATAATTACTATGCCGTCTATTATGGATAAACTCAAAAAGAATTCAAAGTTGGATTCTGAGATTATTACCAAGTCAAAATACTATGGTAAGAAAGAAATGGCATCTACTGATGTGCCTATGATGAACGTAGCACTGTCAGGTTCTATTGATGGTGGTCTGTCACCCGGTGTTACTATTCTTGCTGGACCATCTAAACACTTTAAGACCAGTTTCTCTCTCAAGATTGCTTCTGCCTATATGCAGAAATATCCTGATGCAGTAATGCTGTTCTATGATTCTGAGTTTGGTTCACCACAGTCATACTTTGATATGTTTGATATTGATATGGAACGTGTGTTGCACTGTCCTATTACTAACATTGAAGAGTTGAAGTTTGACCTGACTAACCAACTTGAAAACATTACAAAAGGTGATAAGGTTATTATCGTTGTAGATTCGTTGGGCAACTTGGCTTCTAAGAAAGAAGTAGAAGATGCGCTGAACGAAAAAGCAGTAGCAGATATGACCCGTGCCAAGCAGTTGAAGTCTGTCTTCCGTATTGCTACACCACACCTGAGTATGAAAGATATTCCGTTCATTGGTATTGCTCATACATATGATACACAAGAAATGTTTTCTAAGAAAGTCGTATCAGGTGGCACTGGTCTTTATTACTCTGCTGATGATATCTGGATTCTGGGTCGCAGACAGAATAAAGAAGGAACATCTATCGTTGGATATGACTTTGTAATCAATGTGGAGAAATCTAGATATGTCCGTGAAAAATCCATCATTCCTATCTCGGTTACTTGGGAAGGCGGCGTCGATAACTATTCTGGTCTACTTGATGTTGCTTTGGCGGGAGAGTTCGTTATCAAACCTTCTAAAGGCTGGTATTCAAAAGTTGACCCGGAAACAGGTGAAGTCGAAGACAAAAAATACCGTGCAAAAGAGTTGACAAAAGACTTCTGGGATGGTATTATTAACACCACTCAATTTAAAGAGTTTACAGAAAACAACTTTAAACAGGGTGGCAGTTCGAACATTGAAGTGGTAAGTGAAGATGAACTTGAAGACACTTAAAGAATGGGAAGACTGGAAAGTTGTTGGTATTGAAGCTTTCAATGTCCAAGGTAAGGTAACAGATTGGGGGATTCAGTTCTTGAATCCTCCATATAAAAACACTGTAGTTGCTGTCGGTGAGATTTCTATTTCAGATATTGATAGCGACCAAGATGGCAGTCACGAAGGTATGCTGTCGTTTAATTATGAACTTTACAATAACCCCAATGATATTACACCAGAAACACATCCAGAGTTTGAAAATTATGTTGGTGACGTTATTGTTGCTACATTCTCACAAGCACTGGAAGAAGGAAATGCAGTAATCAATGAGCGAGAACCTGAACAAAACCATCCTACGATCACTCTTGACGAATGAAGAGTATCTTAGGAAAGTTGTACCATTTCTAAAACCCAACTACTTTGAAGGTTCCCTTAAGGTTATCTTCAAGCAGGTTGCTGCATTTGTAGACAAGCACAATACACTGCCTACTCTGGAAGCATTCCGCATTGACTTAGAACAGAATGAGAAGGTATCTGATGATATGTTCACTGAAGTCTCTGCCTTGCTTCCAGAGGTGTTTTCTCCTGTAGATATTGACCAAGACTTTCTACTAGAGAAGACAGAGAACTGGTGTCAGGACCGTGCTGTTCACATTGCTGTCATGGAAGCTATTAATATCCTTGATGGTAAAAGTGAGACTATGACCAAGAATGCTATCCCTGATATTCTTTCTGAAGCATTAGGAGTAGCATTTGATACTAACATTGGTCACGATTACATTGATAATGCAGAAGACCGTTTTGAGTTCTATACCCGTGTAGAAGACAAACTACCGTTTGATATTGAACTACTCAATAAGATTACCAAGGGTGGTTTGCCTGATAAGACATTGAACATTGCTCTGGCTGGCACAGGTGTAGGTAAGTCCCTATTCATGTGTCATGTCGGTGCTAATGCTTTGCTGCAAGGCAAAAATGTTCTGTATATTACTATGGAAATGGCAGAAGAACGTATTGCAGAACGTATTGATGCTAACTTGCTGGACATTCCTATTGACCAGTTAGACAAAATGCCAAAGGCTATGTTTACTGAGAAGGTGAATAACCTTGCCAAGAAGACTGTAGGCAAACTGATTGTAAAGGAATATCCTACTGGTTCTGCTCACGTTGGACACTTCAGAGCATTGCTTAAAGAGTTGAAACTAAAACGTTCTTTCATTCCTGACATTATTTTTATTGACTATCTGAACATCTGTTCTTCATCTCGTATGAAGTCTATGGGTGGAGCAATCAACTCCTATACCTACATCAAAGCTATTGCTGAAGAACTTCGTGGTCTGGCAGTAGAGTTTGGTGTTCCTGTTCTGAGTGCTACACAGACTACCCGTTCTGGTTATGGCAACTCTGATCCCGGTCTAGAAGATACATCAGAATCATTTGGTCTTCCTGCTACAGCAGACCTGATGTTTGCTCTGGTATCTAACGAAGAACTTGAGCAGTCTGGTCAGATTATGATAAAGCAGTTGAAGAACCGATACAATGACCCTAACAAGAATAAACGTTTTGTAGTAGGCATAGATAGATCAAAGATGCGACTATATGACGTAGAACCATCAGACCAAACTTTGGTAGATGATGGCATTCCTGTATTTGATAAAACCCCTGCTGGTGCAGAAGATAAATTTAAAGGCTTTAAGATATGAGCAAATCAACAAAGTCTGAGTTTTACATAGACAGGGTTGATAAGAATACAATCAAAGACCTTTTATACACTCACCATTATTTAAAAGATGAATCTCAAGATTTTAGGTCTGGATGGAATTATGGACTGTTCAAAAGAAATGAATGGTCCGACTTCCTGCGTGTAGGAGAGTGTCTTGGGGCATGCGTATTCAATAATATTACAGGAAGTAACTTTGCTCTTGGAGCATTTGGAATTCCTGACACAGACCAAGAAGGTCTCTATGAACTAACTAGACTTTGTATTGAACCAAACTTACAGAAAGAAGAGTATAACATTACTTCATGGTTTCTTAGCAAATGTATCAAACAATTTCGTCAAGATACAGATGTAAAAGTTATCCTTAGTTATGCTGATAATAACCATCATAAAGGAACAATATATAGAGCATGTAACTTTACTTACTATGGTTTGACTGACTATAAAAAAGACTTTTGGAAAAAACTACCTGATAGTTCATTTAGAAAAGTTAGTCGTGGCCCTGTGAAAAATTTAGAAGGTGAGTGGCGACCTAGAAGTCAGAAGCATAGATTCTTACTGGTCTATGACAAACAACTAAAACAGCAACTAAAATTAAAAGAACAAACTTGGCAAAGTATTAAAGAGGATATTTAAATATGAACCAAACCGTAATCCCTGTAGCAATCACTTCCTCACTGGTCAATGCCTATCAGGATGGCACAGGCAAGAAAATGTCTGCCCAAGACATTATTGGATACTGCGCTAGAATTTCTAATCCAGATAATCAAAGCAATTCTGAAAATGGTAAACTACTGAAATACTTGATTGATAACAAGCACTGGTCTCCATTTGAAATGGTTGATATGGTTCTTGAGATTAATACAACACGGGATATTGCACGGCAGATTCTGCGTCACCGTTCATTTTCATTCCAAGAGTTTTCACAACGGTATGCTGACCCCACTAAAGACCTTGCTGTCTATATGCGTGAAGCACGGTTGCAGGATACGAAGAACCGTCAAAACTCTGTAGAGACAGATGATGTTGGACTACAAGCATGGTGGGATGCACAGCAGAAGTTTCTAACAACCCATTCCCAACGTATCTACCGGGAAGCACTTGATAAAGGCATTGCTAAAGAACAGG